ATCACCTAAATTATCAACAACCTTACCTTTTTTATCTGTTTTATAATTTCGTAAACCTCTTTGTTTAACAGCAGTTTCCTGCATAATCATATGCAAACCTTTAGCTTCCATAAGCTCACTCATTTTATCACCTGCAGCATGCATCATATACTTGCCTAATAAAGCACCATTTTTAGCATTAGGCGACACTATAAATGATTTGTTTTGACCTGTTTGAGGATTACCAAAATCAGCATTCATAGCGTCTAATACTTTATTAGTAACAATAATAGCACCATCTACATTTTCAGGTAGTTCGCTATTTAATCTTTTAATGTTTTGAAAAAATTTAGGGTTATCTTTTGCAGCTTTTTCAACAGCTGTAGCTAAATCTTTTACTATTAAGTAATTGTAATTTTCAGATTCTACTCCAGTTTCTTTATCAATAACAGTTGTAAGATTAACACCTTGTTTTTTAATAAACTCAATATCTCCAGACCAAGCATTATTCATCCATATTTGCTGTCTTTTATTAAATGCAGCAGAATCTTTTATAAACCCGGGATGCGTTAATACAGTTTTAATGTTAGCTGCATTAGCTTCCATTCCATTTAAATGTAAATCATAGTAAAGATTAGATAGCCACATTTTATTAAAACTTTGTTTATCAGAACCATATTTAGCAATAAACTCTGTAGCAGATTGTTCTAAATGTTTTCCAAATAATTTTACTTCTGAATTTTTAGAAATATCTTTAATAGTATTTTCTATTTTAGAAGCAACCTCTGTAGGTGTTAACTTGTCTACTTCAGGATTATGTTTCATCCAAATTATTCTATCTTTATCGCTAGTTCCTCCAAAAATATAATAATTATCTTTAGCCATTTTTTTTATAGCATCACCTAAAAATTTACCATAAGCTTTTGCAGCCAAACCTTCATCATATTTATTTTCACGCAATAAATGATTATTTCTATAAGCTGATAAATCTAAATCTCTATTTCCTTTTTCACCTGTAATAGTAACATGGTCAAGCACTACATAAGCAGATTCGCCTTCTTTGCCTCCTTTTTGAGAATAAACTATTTCAATTTCTTTAATCGGTTCTTCTTGAGCTTTTCTATTACCAGCTCTTGAAATAGGATTATTAGGATTTGACATTTTAAATACAGTTTTACCATCAGATTGTAAATGAGTTACAATTTTACCTGTATTCTTTCGCGTCATCCATTGTCTTAATTCAAGTCTTGCTTCAGGTTTTAATTTAAAGTCTTTAACATTGTAAGTATCTTTTAATCTTTTTTCTAATGCATTGGCCCATTCTTCTGATAAGTTTTCTTTAGAATTACGCCTTAAATAGAGTGGATTACCTCCTTCGTCTGTATCTTCAAGAACTTTTTGAACTAATTGAGAAACTTCAAGCTTTTTACCTTGAGCATCTAAGACCGTTAAACTTCCTGAGGTAAATTCGCCTAAATGCTTTGACGTAAATTGCAAAGAACGTTTACCAATTTCTAGGTCGCTAGCTACTTCAAACTCTGTATCAGCTTTGTCGGATATCTCGTTTGATATCGTCTCTTTATTTAAAGATTCAGGAGTTACTCCATCTGCCGGAGGGGCAGTTAATCTATTTCTTTTTTCAACTAATCGTTGATTTTTTAATTGAGCATCAGCTAAGTATCCTTCTGCTTGAGCAGTGTCAATACCTTGTAGATTTTTTTCAGTTACATCATCAGTTAATTCTCTAATTAATTCTTGACTTTCCTCTATATCCTTTTCAAGTTTTTTTATAGTAACCTTTTTAGCCTCTTCAGTAGCGTTTTTAGCTATTGTTTCAGTAACAGGCTGTATTGGTTTCCAATTGTTTTCAAAAAGGCTTTGAATAGCCTGTTTTCCAACTGGTGTTAAATTTTTAGAAGTTCCTATACCTGCAAATCTTAAAGGCGGTTTAGGCGGAGTTTTAATAAAAGTAAATTGACCAAAACCTTTATTTGCACCTTGATTCCATTTATACCAAGCTTTACTAGCTTGACTAAAAAAGTAGACAGGTTTTTGAGAATCTATTGCCATCTGAACAGTTAAACCTGTATTACCCTTAACCTGTGTATCAGATTTTATATATGTTTTTTCGCCTGTTTTTTTATCAGTTCTAGTTGTATTTCCTGGTACAAAGTCTCCTACAGCATAAACTGCATTAGAATGTTTTATTTGAAACCAACCACGTCTTTGTAGATTTTGTATATAATTTTGACTTTTACCTGGTCCAACAGGAAAACGACCTAAACTTTTATTAGCTTCTCTAATATGTCCATCAGCTTCTTCTAACTCAGATGTTGTTAATACACGCTGAAAACCTGTTGCTTTAATTTTTTTAGCATGTCCACCAAAAGTATAATTAATAGTAGGAATACCTACCTTTTCAGCTTGTCTTGCAAACTCAGTATTAGCTCCTTCGTCTCCTCCAGAAGTTACATAAGTTTTAAATCTTTCTTTAATTATGTCAAGATTTGGTTTGTATACTTGCTCTCCGTCTTTATACTCTCCTGTAGGTTCGTAACCAGCTTCTTTTAATTTAGCTTCAGTAACTTCTCCCTCTAAACCTAATTGTTTAAGTAATTCTGTAGCAAGCCATCCTTCTCTATTAGCATCAAAACCAGACTCATCACCCCAAGCTTTTTTAGCTTCTTTTAATAAAATAGGTTTTACAGGTTCAGGCAATTTGTCAAAACCTTCCCATAACTCAGGGTCCATTCCACTTTTGCCTCTCCACTCTGGGTCTAATTCTGCTTTTTTACCCATATCTTTCATGGCTTTCATAGCACGAGCTGTAGCCCATGAAACTTCATTGCCACCAAAATATGCACCCATAGCATATTCATATACTTGCTCGGGAGTTGTGTCCCCTCTCATAGTGGATGGTAAGCCCATAAACAATGAGCCTGCTACTGCTTTAGTTAATTTTTCATGAGCTTTAGTACCAGGAGTCATATTTCCTATAGCTCTAAAAATAGCCCCTGCTTTAGCACCACCTATAAAGCCTTGCATTGCCCCATCTACACCACCTTGCCAAGGTACACCTTGAGACACTGCAGACGCAACACCTAGATGAAAAGAGCCTTCTACAATATGTCTAGCTTTATCGCCCATAATAAAGTTCTTAGCAGTACTTACTGCCGAACTTCTACCATTAAAAGCTTTTCCTGAAGTTTTTAAAGCCTGTTTAGCATGTTTAGTAGCAAAGTCAGCTACACGCATAGGTCCTGATTTTAATTGGGAAGCAGCTTTAGCAAAATTTCTTGCACCCATAGCTTTTCCTATAGCTGTTTTTCCAAGCAAAGCAGCAGGCTTAGACATTATTCCTGGAGCAAAACCAGCAAGATGCCCCAAATTACGTGCTATTTGCTCGTATTCGTTATCAGGGTGGTCCATTATATTTAAGGTAGTAAAACCTTCTATAAAACCAGCACCTGCTTGTCCTATAGCATCAAGCAAGCTAAAATCTCCTGTATAATTAGGGATTCCATATGCTTCTGCATGTTGTTGCAGTTGTTTATTTTCTTCTTCGCTTAACCTGTGGGCTTGACCTTCGTAACGTTTAATATTTCTTCTTGTTGTTTGTTCATCCCATTCAGGTTGCCAATTTTTAGGTATTGACATTTATTAATCTTCCCTAAAATATTCTATTAACTCAGGTACTTCTTTCGATAATTGTATTAGTTCATAAGCACTTAAAGCAACTCCTGCAGCTCCTAAAGCAGTAGAAATTCCTTCTGGCAATACAACACCCGTCATTGACAGTCCTAATCTTGCAGCTATTTTTCTACCTGCTTTATGTTTTTTAAGAATAGGCAGTATTTTTTTCATTCCTTCTGGAGATGCTATTTTTTTTATTACTTTATTCATAGTAATACCTCCTCCTATTCCTCCACCTATTTCTCCAGCCATTTGTCCTAAAGTTCCATCAGCTCCAATAAGTTGAGCTGCTTTTTTACCTAGTTTACCACCTGCCCAATAACCTCCAAACGCGCCAGGAACTTTTGTAAGTTTTTTTCCCCATTTATTTGTTGTTGCAAATTTACCAGATTTGTCTGCAACTTTACCAAATGTGTCTGTAGCAACGTCTTTAAAATATTTTGAGCTTTTTCCTAAAGTACTTTTTTCTCTAGCAATTTTATTTATAATTTTTTTAGCTTTATCACTAGTACCATCGCCAAATTCTGTTTTAGTCATATTAAACATTTTTTTAAAATCGTTAGCTTCCATTACAGGATTAGATTTTGTTCTTAATGCAGCCTCTTTAATAGCGTTTGCAAGTTCTTTTCCTTTTAAATCTTTCATTTGATTCCAGTCAAAGTACTTTCCATAAGCTGCTATTCCTGTACCAATAGTAGTTTTAATAGGAGCATTAAATTCTTCTCCGCCTTCAATTTTTGGAGAAAAGAACAAACTTTTAATAAACCCTTGGTCTTGACCTGGAGTTACATATCGAACATTTTTTGTGTCTAAGCCTGCCATTTGAGCGTTTCTTAAAACCGTATCAGCACTGTAATTGTCTCTCATATGTTCATAAACTTTATCAGCATCATGGCCTGCGTCTAAAAAATTGTCAGCAATTCCATTAAATCTAGTTAGAACAGCTCCCATATAACGTTGATTTTCAGCGTTTAATTGGTCGTAAAAAGCACCTTTATTAGGTGAGCTAACACCATTAGCATTTGCTGATTTTGAAAATCCATCCCATCTAGATTCAAAACTAGGCAAGTTTGTTCCAAAAGCAGCTGATAGTTTAGAATCATCTCCAGTTAATATTCCACTATAATCTAAACCTTTACCTGCCCAAGCATCATAAGCTTCAGTTACGTTTTTAGTTTTTTGTTGATTATCCATTGCAAACTTAGCTTGAGCTTCTTGTAAAACAGCAGCTCTTTCAGCCCTTGCTTCTTGTTGATTGGAATTTTTCATATTTTGAAACTGACTTACATAACTCATTACTTCATCAGGGCCAAAATCAGAACCAAAGTTTACATTAGTTTGAGGAGCATTTCCTCCATATCCTTTTATTTTTATTGCCATATTGTTCTCCTAAGTCCCACTTTTCATTGAGTCAAATGTAGCCATTTGCGTCCAAAACTCGTCATTATAATCATCTCTTTGATTTTGTTTAAATGATTCTGCATCAGCTTGTAAACCTTGTCTGCTTATTTCATCCATTTGACTTGCATTTTGCATATTATCCATCATTGAATCTTGTTGAAAATCTTGTTGAAAATTACCAGCTCCAGAAAAACCAGTTTGACCTCCAGCTGTTGAAGCTTGAGTTAACATACCAAATAAACCTTCTTGATTTTTATTTGCAGAAGTATCTGAAGCAAGTTGTTGTTCATTTAAATTACGCTCTAAAGTAGCATCTGTTTCTTGTTCTGCTCTATTGTCATATTTATCAATATATCTGTCAAAATTATCGCTAGACATGCCAATAGTATTACCAGCGTTGTCTTTATAACCAGTTGTAAACTTTTTTAAATCATCATAATTGTTAAAATCATCTAAAACATTTTTATCTTTATTTCCTACTATAAAACTGTCAAAAGCTTTAGCTCTATTTTTTTCTTTGTTTCTTTTAGCTTCTCTTCTTTTAGAACGTTTAGTTTGACCAAACATTCCCCATTGACCATCTGCAGGTTTCCAAGTAGTGCCTCCTCCAATATTTTTTCCCAGATGACCTCCAGCCAAAGCACCTATTGGACCCCCCAATGCAGCACCTAATACTTGTCCACCAAGCCTTCCCCATGATTCTTTTGTTGTTGGCGGGGTTAACGCTTTAGGCAACCATGAAGGAGCATATTCTGGTAATCCAGTTTTAGGATTAGTAGTTCCACTTCCAACGTTTTGTACCCAAGCTTCACCTAAAGGCCCTAAAGAGTCAATTGCTTGAGCTTCAGGTGTATTTACATGAGAAGGTACGCCTCCAACTTTTCTAATTTTTGTATCACCTCTTCTACCTTGACGAGCAAGATTATTTCCTTTAGACAAGCCTGAATTATGTTGTATATTGGTTCCTGCAATATTATCTGATGTTTGCATAGGTATATGTTTTTTAGAACCTTTTCTAGCTTTACTATTGTAGCTAGCTTGCATAAGTATATTAAATTTCATTTTATTCCTCTAAAAATTTACCTAAAGTTTGACTCCATACTCTTCCATCTCCTAAAGTTTCCCAATCATCAGCGTCTTCTAAAATAGAGTTTCCTGCTTTAATAAAAGGTACTCCAGAAGAATTTATATTATTTGTTGTTTGTCCCAACAAGCCTTGAACTTGACTGCTTAAAGTGTTCATATCATTTCCAGGAACAGATGTTGAAGTTGCATCTCCAGTTACATCTCCTATGCTAAATTTTTTAAGCATATCTTCGGTGCTTTCTTTTTTAGGAAACATTTCAGCAAAACTTTCTTTTGCATAACCTTTTAAACCACCTGAAATATCCATACCTTTTAAAGCTCCTGGTATTCCTTTTAAACCTACTCCTGCAGGGTTTATAGGACCTGCACCCTTCATAATAGTTTCACTAAAATTGCCAAGCTTACTTCCTTGTTGAGCTGCACCTAATGTATTCCCTGCCGCTGAAAATCCTTTAAATCCTCCTGACATTCCGCTTTTTAAAATTTCACTAAAGTTTTGTTTTGCCATATCTTCTTGAATATTGTTTCTTCGACCTTTTAAAAATTCTCCTTTTTGCAAATCTCCTTCAGATACTCCTGAAGTAGCTCCTCCAATACCACCCCCAAGAGCAGAACCTGCAGCTCCTCCTAAAGCACCCATTGCTGCTCCACTACCTAATACTGCGGCTAAAGAAGCACCTCCTGTTAATGGAGCTAACGCAGCTCCTAATAAAGGCATAGCTATACTGCCAAGTAGTCCGCCAATGCCACGACCTGCGCTTTTTGCTCCAGCTCTTTGACTAGCTTTTCTACCTAAAGAAGCGCTTTCTCTTCTAGCATCTTTTTGCATTAAATAGCTTCCTAAACTCATATTTTCATTCCTATCTTATATTTAATTGTAATAAAGTTATTATTTCGTTAATTTTTTGTTTTAATCCAGCTAAATCTGCTACAATTTTTGCACCTTCTGCAGCTGACATATCAGTGCTACCATCCATTCCAGTAGCAGCATAAGTTAAATCGGCAAGTATATCTACAGGAAATTTAGACTTAGCTATAAATTCAATCCAAGCATTGTCTACCTTGACAAACAAGGAATTGTTAAAAATTGCCATATCTCCATCTGAACCTTCTGCTTGAACTGGCTTTCGATTTAAATGATTAATCTTTTCCTGTTTTTGCATTGCAGTATTTCTAGTTCTTCTCATTAAATCAGTAATATCCACGCTATCTAATTCCTTTTAGTCTATAAATAATTGTAATGTCGTTAATTTCAAAATCATTATGTGCAGCGCATGTTCCGCCTAAGTGTAATTGAAAACTATATATGTTATTAATACTAGCAACAGGTACAAGCTCTGCATTAATCCAGTGTTCTTTGCTTGTGTCGTCAACAAGTGGTGTAGTATCAGAATTTGTGTTATCAGAAACACCTGCGCTGTCAGTTCTATAAAATGGTAATAAATCGCTAGCTGTATCTGTTTCCCCGTTAGTTCCATATTGCACAGTTACTGCATCTCCATCTCCTTTATAACTAATATATACTTTATATATTTTTTTTCTTACCGCAGGTTCTCCAAAATCAATATCTCTTGTAATTAATGATAAATTTTGACTTTGTACATGGTCAGTTCCAATTTCCCATTTATAAATTTTGTTACTATCAGCGCTAGCGTGTAGTAATCTTCCGTTAGCAAAATTAGTTACAAGAGGAGTATATGCATTATGGTCTACTGTCAAGTTATCATGATAAGTCCAAGCTTTAGTAGTAAAATTAAAAACATAACCAGCTGCAGAAGTATGCACTCCTGAAGTTACTATTAATTCTTTATTATGAGGGAAATAACCTACTTGGCTAAAATCTGTAGTAGATGTAGTGTCACCAGCTAAAGCAATATTAGTATTTATATGAGTTTCCCAATTATCATCATTTATTCTTTTTAATCCTTTATTTTCAATTAAACTTGTAACTTGCTTGCCATCATATAAAAAACAACCATATTGATTAACCCAAGCAATACCAAAATCAGTGTTACACGCCATCCCAGTATGAACAATGCCTCTATATTTATGAGTACTTTCTAAAAATTCTTTAGCTCCTGAGACATTAATAATATATAATGTGTTTTGCTTAAATTGTAAAATTCTATCAGCATATTCTAGCAAGGCTACTATTTCTTCACCATCATTAGTATTAACTTGAATTTGATTTGCTTCAAAAGGAAACTTGTCATAATTAGGACCATCTAAGCTATAGCCTGATTTTAGCATCATATCACCATATACTTTTCCATCTACCTGAACATTTCCTAAATATACCCTGCTGTTTACAATACATTTAGCTTTAAAAGAATCTACTGTAACAATGTCTTCAGGAAGATGCCCATTATATGCATCATATCTAATAAATTTAGGCGGAGAATTAAATAATAATCCAAAAGTACCTCCTGCTCTTCCATGAACATGTTGATACCAATAATGAGGACTAGAACTATCAAAATTTGAAGCCATGTTGCAAAAATCTGAAGGAATGTAACCAGAACCGCCTGTAGAGCCATAAGCTTTAACACCTTTAGCAAAATTCCATTCGTATAATAACCATTTATCTGAAAATCCATCTTCTGAGCCTGACCAATAAACTCTTAAACCTATAATTCTTGGATTTCCAGGTTCAGAAGCAGTTCCATTATGACTAGAATTAACAGCTCCAAAATTGTATTTTATATCAGCAATAGCATCAGTATCATTAAAATCAGGTCCACACCATTTAATTATAGGATTTAAAAATAAAGCATGATTTTGTGCAATATCATCATGGTTTAAATCGGTACCATCATCCTCATTTTTACTAAAATATAATGTAGATACTGCAAGTGCTTTTATATAAGAATTTAAGTTATAAGCCCCTCCATTAGCAGGGTCGTCTCGAGCAGATTTGCCAGGTCCATAATCTTCAATATTGCCTGATAGTGACAATGCTTGTGCAGCGTGTTGAAGATTTGCTTGGTATGCATCAGGATACATAGAAAATAATTGAGGTGCGCTTTCTTGACCTCCTATATATACAGTGCTACACCAAAATTGATAACTTTCTTCACCCTTAGGAGACCATGAGCCTGTATCATTGTGATAAGCTAAATATCCTAACGCATGCCCCCATCTCATTCCTGTTCCGGTTGTAAAATTATTAGGAGGAGTATTAGGGCCTGTACCAGTACCACTACGCTCACTTGCAAATCCTGCAAAAGGAGCAGGTTGACCATCATCTTTATAATTAACACTATCTACGTCAGTATGATTTCCTTTGCCCACTCTAATACTTCCTGCAATAAGGTTTTGCCCAACGTCAACTCTGTTTTTTCCTGTTTCTTGACTTAACGCTATAGAAGGAAAACATCCTGTTATTTCTTGATTTTTAGTATACCAATAATCTGCAGAAGTTCCTCCTGAATTATAAACATGTCCTTTTTGATTAGCTCCACCAGCAGTTCCATCAGTGCCATATAAAACACCTTTAATCATACCTCGCCATTGATTTTTTGTAGCCACGTTTTCACCGTGAAGTGACTTAAACACTCTTAAAGCTCCATCTACCCATATAACATCTAAACCATCAACGCCTGTTAGCTCTATCAAGTTCATAGCATCTCCACTATCGTTGCCTGAAGTATCACATATTCTAACTTCGTCTCCGTTTTCTAATATATAATAAACTCGTCCTCCAGGAATTATACTAGCTGTTGATGCATCGTTTCCACCTAATTCACCATAGTCTGAATTAATTATCCAAAAACCTTTACCTTTGTCAATACTATTTTTATCAGTATCGCTATTACTATGCGCAAAAGCAGTTGAAACATCCAAATTACCTACATTACCACTTACATCTACATAATCTGCAAAATCTTCAGTGTGAAACGTGCCACCTTGCACGAGCTTGCCTACATTTAAAGTGTCAAAATTTTTCATTTCAACAAATTCATTTTCAGCAATATCTCGTGCGTCAGAGTTATTATTTACACCACCATCAAAACGTAATATTTTATATGTCTTTTTAGGCACTATTTATCCAATGTATTTATTGCCTTTAAATTCAGGCATTTTAAAAGCGTTTTTTAAAGCATTTCCTGATTGCGAAAATCTATCAAACAAACTATTTTTATTAGATTCAACATCATTTCCTGGTTCTACACCTTCTTCTACACCTTGCAGTCGTCTTAAAGCTGATAACGTTTTTTCGCCAAACATTCCATCACCAACCAATTCTTTTCCATCGTCATCTTTATAACCTAATTGATTTAACATGCCTTGCATTTCAAGAACATCTTCACCGCTTTCAGAGTCAAGATTTTTAGCAAATTCTCTAGCGTGACTCATTAAATCTAATTGGTCGTTTCCTTCTTGAGTTTGGTTTTTATATAATTCGCTGCCAACATTTTCTCTTGTTTCTTTATCGCCAAAAAGACCAGTTTTAGAAGCTATGCCTAATGCATCTTTTGCTCTTCCAAACAATCTTCCTTCGTCGCCACCTTGAAATATACCTTCATTATCCATCATGTTGCCAAGCAACCCTTTTAATCCCTTCATTTTACTTCTCCTTAGTTAATTGAACCATAATATTTGCTAAGCTTTCTACATAGCCATAGATTCGTTTTTGCTCTAATTGTACTTTTTTTTGTTGGTCGATTAATTTTATCATTATATTTTCCAACCTTTTGTCATTAGTTTCAATTTCTTCAACCAATTCATTTTGTATCCATTGGTTTTGTTTCCATATAAAATATCCAAAGACTATCGCTACTACTACAGGTATCCCGTAGTTCTCTAATATCTGAAAAACGTCCACTTAATTCCATGTCGTGGTCGTGGTCCACACTGCAGTATTTTGGGCAACAGTAGCTGTCCAAGTAGTTTTTTTCCAAATATTGCCATGTTTGTCCAAACATAACGATAAATATGAATAAGTAAACATTTTCTATCCCTTCAATGTTTGTCCCCATAATGATGCCTTTCCATTTACTATCTTGACAGGAGTTACGCTAAAAGCGTTATTCTCGTAATAATCAACAATAGCAAAAGAATGTACCCATTGATGAGGTCTTCCTTTTAACCATTTATTAGCATTGCTGCTCATATCTTTTAAACATCCTATACTCCAAGCTTCTATAGGCCCATTTAAGCCCGTCATGCTTGTCATTTGCATAGAATGATAGTGTCCATACATAATTGATACACCAAGCTTTCTTAGGTGGTTAGAAGCATGATATTGGCCTCCAAAATGATGTCCATGATAATAATACAATGAACCTATATTAAAATATTCTCCAGGTTGATGTAAAGTATAACCACGCTCAGTTACCCCACTTGCTGTTTCAAAATCATAGTCAGTCAAATATGGATGAGCATTTACAAAATCTATTAACCATTGCTCGTGATTTCCCATACAAAAATGTCTATCAGCTACTTTTGCTTTATCTAAACTATCATCAATTTCATCAAAAAGCTTGTTTGTTGCCTCTATATCTAAATTTACACTATCAAGCATAAACTCTAAAGGTGGTTTTTTCTTATTTTTCCATTGCCAGTGTGAAACTGAACCCCATTCTGAAAAATCACCAAGGTCTATATAACCATCTGGCTGTAAAATCTCAATTGCTTGTTTAACGACAGAAATTGCTTTTTTGTCGTGCAATGGAGCATGTTTGTCTGGAGTTACTACATACCTCTTTAAAACTCCTTTATCTTTAGACATATATCTCCTTAATTATAATCACCTTTAGGTGGTTCACCTTTCCAATCTTCAGGGTTTATATAAGCATCTTTTAAAGCTAACATTTTTACTTCAATCCAAGACTGTTTGTATTTTAAATGTAAAGCTCCACATTCTTCGCATTCGTAAAATAAAGGCTTATTGTAAACCCCTAATATTGAAAGATAACTAAACTCATCGCAACTACATACATAACATTTGTTTGGAACTTTTCTATAAACTCTATTACTTTCTAATCCTATTTCTTGCAATAGCAAGGAAGGGTCGTCAAACAATTCAGATAGTCCAAACACTGTAGCTACTTTTTCAGTTATTATTTTACTAGTAGGTTTTTTACTTTTGCCCAAAGCTTATCATCCAATTTATTTTTTGAACTAGCTACTAAATAATCTCCCAAAACAACAAGAACTTGTTTTAGCATTGCTTCGGTTAAAATTGTCTTTGTAAACCACGCTATTAATGCTGGCATAGTACACTCCTTATTTATTTTTTCTTTTTTTTAGTTGGTTTCTTTTTAGGTGGTCGTCCCACTTTCTTTCCATAAGTTCCTTTACCGTAAGGCATTATTTTATCTCCTTATATATTTTAATTAACATATACAACAAAGTAGCTGTTGCTCCCAAAGCGCTCATTAATGGTGGAAACCATTCTATCCAAGCTAATGTTGAGCCTCCAAGTCCTACTAAAGCTGTTTTTAAAGTATCTTCCATTACGATTCTTTACTCCATTTAACTTCGTTCCAGTTTAAAGTAGATAAATTAAAATCTGTAGTAACATCATTCCAGATATTTTTTTCAAGAATGTTTTTACCCCACACTGCTGTAGGTGTAGATTGTTGAGTAAAATTAGTCAGTAAATTCCATAATCTTGTCAAGCTTGATTCATTCCAATCATTAGTTTGGTCTTGCCAAGCTTTAAATGATTCTTCTTTAATAAAACTCATTAAAAATCTGTCGGCACTATAATAGCGCTACCTGAATTAATTTTACCATCTCTAGCGTAAGATTTTGCATCTTTAACAACTACTGCGTATTTTGCAGAAAAAATTTCTGACAATTGAGGATTAAAAGAACTAGACCCTTGTCTTAACATTAACTCGCTAATTACTTTTTGAACTAAAGCTTCTTGAAATTGCGTTGGAATGCTACCTGTTTCTGTTAAATCAGAAGTAAAATCTGCATCTTTTGAAATTGCTGTAATCCTTATTTCTTTTATTTCAGAAATAGATTGATAGTCTGAACTTACACCCTCTCTTGAAACTGCAGAAGCACGTTTTTCCACCAAACCTAGTCTTTGCCCATCTACATACCAAAAACGTTCATTAGAAGTTGTGCCTGAGGCTGTTAAACCTGATGCACCATCAAACTCATCGTCATCAATAATAGGTTTTCCAACAAGCCTAGAAATAGAGACGTCGTTAACTTGAACGTCTTTAATTCGCAAAATAGCATCATTAATACTATAGTATCTTTGACCAGCTACTGAATTTTGAGTCCAGTTAGCTGTTATTATTTCTGTCTTAGCACAAAAATCATCTTTTGCTCTATTCAAAGCTAATCTAAGCTCTGTTTCTCCTATATCAGGGTGATGTTGTTGTACTAATTCAATTAGTTGCTTTTGCGTCATTTTTTTTAGCTTCCTTTGGCTTATCAGCTTCTTTCATTTCATTTAAAGCTGTTTGATAACCTATTAATTGATTTAATTCATTTTTTAAACTGTCTATTAAAACAGGAATATCTTTTATACGTCTTTCAACTTCTTCTGAACTAAACTTCATATTTCTCCTTATTTTTTTTCTAAAGCTGTTACTTTAGCTGATAATTCTTGTATTGCTTTTACTAAGTAAGCCGTCATAGTTGAACCACCCATACTTACTCCTAAAGATTTTTCTCCTTTAGATATAAGTTTATTTCCATCTTTATCTACAAAATCTGTAGCACCAGTTCCTTCAACCACTAATTCTGAAATAACACTCTTTACCTCTTGTGCTATAAACCCAACCCGAGAACCCTTATCAGTTAAATCTCCATCATTTGATTTATACTTTTTCCAGTCAAAAGTCCTAGGTTTTAAAGCATTGAGCTTATCTAAAGCAGTAACACTTAAATCTTTAATATTTTCTTTTAATCTTTCATCAGAAGTGTTAACAGATTGGTCAGTAGCCCATACTTCCGACCATTCATATGCATCAGAACCTAAAGCTTGAGCGTTGTTTGCTCCGGGGGTTGTATGACCACTTTTATCTATTGTTAGCTTTTCGCCATTTGTTGTGCCTGTAGTATTAAAAAACATCATTTTACTACCTTTATTAGAACCATCCCAATCAGAATCTGCTCTAACAATTATATTTGATACAGAATAAGCATCGTGATTTTGGTCTTTACCACCAAAATATATACCTGCTATTGAATTATTATTTGAAAAAGAAGTACTACCAGTTTCAGTACGCTTTACACTTATACAAGAAAATGCATCTAAATTATTTACTTGAAGCTCTTCTTCAGGTGTAGTAGTTCCAATACCAACACTATCAGTTTCTCCTACTAAAGTTAAAAGTGCAAAGTCATCTACTGCATGAGTGCCAGTGCTATTATTTATAAAAAACTTTAAAGCTGTAGGAGCATCATCAGCATCTGAATTGTCAAACCCATTATTAGTAGCATTAGCACGAATAACAGCTCCAACTTGTGAAGCAGATTGAGAATCGTTACCTAAAAAATATATACTTCCTAAATCATCACCTGCTATAACGGTTTCATCTGTTCCTTGCAATGCCAATTGTCCACCTCCACTAGATGAATCATCGGCGGCTCCTCCTTTTATATGCAAATCGTATAATGGAGCAGCATTTCCAATACCAACATTTCCTGTATCGCCTTCAACTACTAATTTTCCACCACCAACATTAAAATCATCTCCTGAATCAGTTCCGAGTGTGACCCCAATAGATGTACCTGCATCTGAGGATATTGTGTCTAAGGCTATATTGCCAACATTAGTAATATTATTATCGCCAAAAGAGGTTGCTCCAAATGAACTGCTTCCTGTAGAAGTTATTGCTCCACAAGCAAGAGTTCCACTAAATTTTCCATTACCAGATACATCAAGAACTTCTGTAGGACCACTTACTCCTATACCAACTTTACCATCTTTGTTAATAGTCATTCGTACTGGCAAAGCTGTAGAATTAGAAGTAGCAGTTATAAAATTAAGACCTACCCCTCCTTCAGCTCCTTCTGCATATGCATCTATTCTTGCTCGTATTCCAGATGCATTAGAGCCTGCGTCTTGACCTTCCCATGCAATACCACCATATGATGAGCCATCTGTAATACTTGATTGTGTATTTTCTACCCTTAAATATGAACCTCCAGTTCCAGCTATATGAAGCAAATCATCTGGTGTTGCAGTTCCTACTCCAAGATTTCCTGCTAAAATATAAGAAGGGTCGCCTACTTTGCCAGCAATTACTGATTTAACAACTCCAGCAGCATCATACAATCCTATACCGCCATTTCCACTTGCATCAGTTGTTAGAACTATAGACAAACTATCATCTGCTGCTCTTAAAAACATTGAATTATTGTCACCTAAATTAACATCAATTTGCGCTACAGGGTTGGTTTTATTAATACCAATTTTACCATTAGCTCCTAAATATAAAGCAGTATTAACAGCTGTTCCAGAATCATCCATTAATTCAATTCTAGTTCCATTAGCATCGTAAGTATCTGCACGTTTTACTAATTGGTCGTAAGTAGATGTTATAGACTTATCTTTTAATGTAGACATATATATCCTTATTATTGTTGCTGTTGCGTTTGGTCTTGTGGAGCTACAGCAAAAATTTGCTCATATTCAGCTCTTAACCTACTATAATTAGTAGACAACCATTCATAATCTTTAGTTTTTCTTTCTAACTCTAGTTTTTTCTCAGTAACATCTTGTGCAAATTTTTGTAATTCTTGTTGATATTTTTGAATTTTTTGACCATATATATTAACTTCAGTTCCAATGTTTTGAGAAAATGCTTGAACTTCATTTGTATAAGAAGATAGCTCAGCCTGATATTTACTTATTTTTTGCCCATTATCTTGTATAATAGCTTGAACAGTTTGCTGTGCATCTTGCAGTGCTTTTGCTTGAGCATTTGAAGCTTTAATTTGAGCTGTTTGTTGCAGCGCTCCAAGATTAGCTTGTGCTTTTTGCAAATCATTAGTAATTGTTTGTAAAGTAGCTCTATTAGCATCTTGTTTTGCTTGATTTTCTTGCTGTACTAAAGCTTGATAATGTGTTGTATTAGCTTGCAATACAGCTTGTTGATTTGAAAGCGCTGCTTGATAAGCAGTTATATAAGTACTAATTTTTTGCAATTGAGAAGATGCTAATTCTGTATCTTCTTCATCTTCAATAAATTCAGCTGCAATTTGAAACCATCTACTAAAATCATCAAAGTTTGCATCAGTTCCTAATGGGGTTTCTTCCCCGGCTATAGCATCCATAGCTGCAGTTAATTCTTCTGTTACACCTCCTACTTTAGGCGGAGTATAAGATGGAATAGTTTGATTAGAAGGAGCTGCTGAACTTACAGTTGTTTCAATACTAATAGGAGCCGGAACATCTGGGGTAATTGTTGAAGCTGCACTATAGCTAACTGTTGTAATGCTTGGAGCAGAAGCTTGAGTAGCTGAAAATGCAGTGCTTGTTGAAAAAGCTTCAGTAAAAGCAGCCATTGGCGTAATATCACTTGACAAGTCTATATCATTCATCTTCCTATGCAATAATTGTATAGCTCCGTATAATGCTACGTTTTGATAATGTTTTTGAGGAAAATTATCAATAGAAGAAACTCCTGTATCCCAATTTGTTATAGCATACTCTGGTATATAATAAATTCTTGCAGTATCTGTAGCTGTTGGAGAAGGGAATATTTTAACAATTTGAGCTTTTTGAATATACTTAGGAGTTGTTCCTGTTGCAAAATAAATAGATGTTGCATCACCTAACTTGTCTTCAAACTCTGTTGGAGCATTTAAAGCTCTTACAAAAGCAGAACTTCCATTCTGCCTATCAACTAAAACAATATCTTGATAACCGCCAACATTAATTTCAGAAGTTGAAACAGTTAAATTAGAAGCAAATTCTATTCTAATAGCATCTCCTTCTTTAACAGTAATTCTTCTAAGAATGTCATAACAACCATTTAATAGAAATTGTTGTAACGCAGCGTCGTCAGAAACAGCTAAAGTTCCTGATAAATCTTCCATTCTTGTCTTAAAATTACCTGTCCAACCCATTATTTACCTTTTTTTAGATTTAGTTTTTAAATTTAATTTGCGTCGAGAATCAGGCTTAATAGGACTAGTCCATGGCTTCCCGACGCTAATTGATGAAACTATCTTACCAGCCATTTAAGGTTTGCCTGGTTTTGGCTTTGGCTTTGTAGGATTTGAAGGATTTGAAGGAAGTTTTTGAATTGGTTTTTTTCCAGACTTACTTTTAAAGCCACCTTTTACTCCACCTTTGCCTTTTTGTCCACTTTTACTCCAACCTTTTTCAGTCGGTATCAAGTGTATTCTTTCTTTATCTACTGACATTTTATATGTCTCCTTGTTATGGTTTTTTTATTTTATATTTTATAGTACCAACAAAATCATTAGCAAACACAGTTCCATTCTGAAAAGTTATCAAGCCTTCAGCACTAATAGACGTAATTTCAGCATCAGCTAATGATGTGATTCCTGTACCAGCTCCTCCTGAATTAACTGAACAATCTACTTCAAGAAAACCCGTTATATGTTGAAATTTACCAAATGTAGCTAATTTAAATGTATCAGGAGTTCCGTCAATAAAACCAAACCCTGCTAATGGGCTATCTGCAGTTTCAGAGGCAAGTTTTTGCCATACTCTAGTTTCTATTGAAACTTCTCTTTCTATGCCTATAATACTTATATCAGGAGCTCCATTAACTTGCGTTACATCGTAAGAAGTAAAGGGTCCTTGTAAAGTATTTCCAGCAGTTACCCTTATACCAGCAGTTTCTGTGCCATTAATATCTTTAACTGTTATTGTAGCATCATCATCTATACTGTCAGAATAAATTGATATAGAACCAATTACTCCTGTAATAGGTGTCATTGTAACTGAAACTACTCCAGAACCTGAAGGTTTAAGCACATGATGATAAGGAGAATACTGTTCCTTATTTAGGTTTGTTAAAAATCCTGCCATTTAAGCCTCCAATTTATAAACTTGG